GTTCTAATATAACACCACTGTTGTCTTCGAATAAGATATTACTATCTTCTTCTTCGTTTCTAATATAAGTTGAAGAAGAGGAATTGATTATGTCTGCAATTAAACCAACAACTTGTGCAGTTGTGGTTGTCAATCCGTCTCTATCTAATAATGAGACTTGTTGATTGAATTGAAATTCACCCTTATGATTGTCTGTAATTTCTAATGAGTATTTTCCATTTTCAGTATCAATTGGAAATATGTTTTCTACAATTGATTCTGCAATTATTCTATTGTTTGCATCATATTGAATTATTCTATCTGTAGAACTTGGAGCTACTCTCAAGTCTGACATTATAACATTTACTCTTCTCTTCTGAGAGTAATCTGATTCTGATGCATATATTGTTTCGTTGTCGGGATATCTAATCTCTGCATCTTCGTTGTAAAGAATCCTCATTAAGAATTTTAATGATTCTGCAGTTCCCTTTTCTTTATATAAATCTGATATACCTTTAATCGTTAACCTTTTGTTTTGTGTTTGTTTAAGGTCTAACGAAGGTAAAAAATCTGTTTGGAAATGTTGTAGAAAGTCTTCTGAAGTTTTATCGATATCAGAATAATTTAAAATCTTATTATTTGCAATAATAGTATTTTCTTTGTATCCACTAACTGTTCCTGTTTGTTTTGACTTCCTTCCTGTAATAGTTTCTCCCTCTGAGAAACCAAAACCTGAAATTGAATTTACATAAATCTGTAATCCATTTATAGAAGTAATCTTTGCAACTGACTTTGATACTGAACCAACTACATACTCACCCACTATCCATGGGTCGGCAGTTGCAGTTGGGTTTGCACCCGTTGATTCGTATATTAATTTTGAAGTGTCTTCATCAGGTGAAGGTCGAACAGTTTGGGGTTCAGCAAGAACTGACCCCGAACTGTCTTCCAACATGATTCCGTCTAAGTCACCTTGAGCAGAAAGTGTAATGATTTCACTTTCGAGATATTCAAAGTATGATTTTAAAAATAGTTCAAAGACTGGTGCTTCAGACTGAATGTAATCAGGCAGAAGTCCACTTAATCTATCAGTAAGTCTTTCTATTTTAAAATCGTTATTAGACATAATCTTAGCTTAATGTAGCACCTAGGTTTGAAACTGGGAACCAGTTTGAACCGTTCCAAATACAAACAACTGCATCACCTTGTCCAGCAAGAATGATTTGGTCTGTTGTATCTGAAGAATAACCCCAAGATGATACTGTCACTTCTGCATTTGCAGAAGAACTATCTGTCTTGTAGATTACTTTTAATTGACCAACGTCTGTTCCGTCATCTAAAGTAAACTCAACTGCTGAAGAACCAGTCAGTGTGATTTCACTTGCAAAAGATGATGCAAGGTTAGACGCAGTTGCAGTTAATACTGTTATATCGTCAACTGCTAAATGAGTTGGGATATTTTCGAATAACTGACCTATGGTCATTTTTTTGTTGACGGGTGTTCCGCCTGGGTTATCTACTATGTGTAGTAAATCATCAGCACCTATATCTGTATCAGATACCTGTGTTAATGCACTTATTTTTTTATCTGCCATTTTATTTTCCTCCTAAAATCCAAATAAATGGGAAACTACTCGGGGGACTCCCGACCACTTTTTTCATTTCGTTAATAATTACTGGTTGAGGTAGAAGTATACCCTACACCAGCACTGCTTTCACCACTTGCTATGGTGTCTACTTCAGCTGTCACTTTAATATCTTCAGATGAAATGTCTACTAGATTACCTCTAGTTGCAACGACATCATTACCCGAAGGAATAACAGTGAAGTCAATCGATGAATCAGTATTAACCGTGGAGGTTATATTGACTGCATTGATTGTAATCTTTCCTAAGGCATAGTCAACTGTTCCAGCTACACTATCCTGATAAATTCTTGTTGACCCTGATAGATAATATCTTCTTAAATTACCTGTTCCATCATCGTCAAAATACTGAACGTTTACGGTATCACCCGAAACATAAAAACCTGTTGTGGAAGTCACACCACCCGACATTGAACTATGACCACTATGTGGATTATACAATGCATTACCAAAAGTCACTGTATAACCTTTGGTTTCGTTGACTAAGATATCTTTTCTTTTTCTCAATCTGATATTACATGTATTTGAGAGAATAGAAGTATTACTATCGTCAACTGCTTTTAATAAATTTGAATGTCTAAAGATTGCATCAAAGTTGTTTAGATTAGTAGTATCAAAAGTTTGAATTGCAGAGTTAACGATTGCTTCTAACTCACCGATTGATAAGTCTGTTGCATTCTCGTTATATTTGAATACACATGTGACAAGTATTTTAACTATCTCTGCATCGACTACTTGTGGTCTAACTGTTAACATGTTTAATGCATTCAGTTTAGATTTAACTAATTCCTTTTCTGTATCTGATAGATAGTCTGAGTTTTGTGGTTTAAGTGCAACAAACACTTTACCATATTCGGGTGGGTCATTATCTTCACCACCCCACACTGCAACAGCATCGGCATTCGGATAATACTCTTGCACTTTTGCTTTATAGTCGTTAAGTGTCACAAGTCTGTTTTGTGAAGTGTAAAACTTCGTGGCTTTAAACTTGATTGATTCGATTGATTCTTTCTCTGCACCACCACTTGCTTTTGATACATTTGAAACTAATGAATTTGAGAAACCATTGATTGTTCCATTTAAAACAAATTGACTAGCACCATTTGCATGTAGTGGGTCAACTATAATATATGTCACGTCAATTATGTCTCCATCTGATAATCCTTTACCTAGTGTTCCGTCACCAAAGTAAATCTCTACATATCCTTCTTCGTTCTCTTGTGCATAGTAGACTTTTGATTCGGTTGTGATATTTGATATACCTGTTGAAAGTGAATAAGTTTCTGATACTCCATTCGAAGTCACACTTACTATCATTCGTCCTTTGTCAACTCTCTCGTTAGATAATACAAACTTTGGATTTGCAAACTGATTATCAAATATGAATGAATCACTTGCATATGTTCCTTGAACAATCTCTACGTTATTATAGTTGTATGAAGTTCCGTTTTGTGTTGGTCTTTTAGTAGAAGTCACTACAAAGTTATAAGAACTTCCGTCATACACTGTCACAAAATTTGTTCCACGTGGAAGTTGCATTTCTGTAGTTGTTGGTGAAGTTCCGTCTGCATTCCTTACGTTCTTCATTTCTAAATTTATAAATGCACTTGAACATGCTTCTGACGCAGGAACGAACCCTAAATCTTTTGCACGGGATACAACATTCTTTCTGATTTGTGCAGAATCTAAAAATAATTCTGAAGCTGCAATGTTAGTATTTACTGCACCGATATGAGATGCATATGCAAGAAGGTCGATAAGAACTGACATACTTGAACCTTCAAAGTTATAATCCTTGAATTGTTCTTGACCTTTAAGATAGTTCTTAAGGTTATCTGCAATGTTATCGAAATCTAAATCGGTTATGTTTAAGTTTGAACTTTTTACTGCCATTATCGTGTCCTTGAAACTGTTATTTCAACCTCTTGTTGTGGAGCTCCATTTTTAATATTATAAAATATCATGATATCTAATTGATTTGAATCTTCGTCACCAAATACAATATTGACATTCTCTACACGAGGTTCTAATTGTTCTATCTCTTTTGCAAGATTCCTTCTCATTCTGTTTAGTTGTCTATCAGTATTTAATTCAAATAATTTGTTTCTGATTGAACCACCAAAGTTTGGTTTAAAAGGTCTTTCATATTTGTTGGTCATGACTATGTTTCTAACAGACCTTTTGATTGCGTCTGTATCAGTCTTTCTGACTATGTCACCAGTTATTGGGTGTTTACGAAAGAAGATATCTAAATCTGCATAGATATCTTTCGTTGCAACTGTCTTTCCGTTATTTACTAAGTCTACCATATATCTATTTATACAAACTAATCGGGTTTCTTCGTCTTACCAGCAGAAGAACCTGAACTAATTGTATGTGTATGTGTTGAAAGTTTGACACCCTTACCTTCGACTTCTCCACTTGCAGTAATACTACTTGAATTTGTCTGTTTACCAGTGACATCTAATGTTGATTGTAAAGTAGTTGCACCTGATACTGTAAGTGTTCCCGTGACTGTTGTGTCTGATATAATTTCTGTTGTGTTATTACCAGTGATTGTAATCTTACCTTCTGATAATACGTCTGTTGTTCCTTTGAGGATATCTGCTTTTAGATTTCCTTCTGTAATCTCTGAAGTGACATTACCCTTTAACACTTTCATATCTACATTACCAGTGTTAACATTGATTGTCACGTTTCCTTTCTCTACTGTTAAGTCTGCATTACCAGCTATATAAATCTTGTCGTCCTTTGCAACTATCTGATAATTATCATTTACGATTCGTTGCACTACACTTCCATCAGGGTGAACTTCCTGAAACGTTCCTGACCTATGATAAGTTGAAAGTCTTTCTTTACCAAGTGTATCGTCCACCTCAATAACATGACCTGACTCTGATTGATACACTTTGTTATATGGGTATACTGGTTCTGCAACTGAGTCGGGGAAAGTGTGTCCTTCTATCTCAATCTTCTTATCTAATACAGAATCACCACGTGCAAGACTTGACACATCTGACTCTCCAGTGTATAATGGATAGTAAGGAAGCATATCTTCAGTAATCTCTCCCTCTGTAATAGTCGAACCTGTTGCATCATAATTAATTGTTATTTCTTTCGGTGACTTAGGTTGTGTATCGATTGCACTTGTTAGACCATGTGGTCGTCTAGAATCTTGTTCGGGGTTCGGTGCATCAGGTGTTCCTTCGTAATCTGCAACTGTTAATCTACGTGGGTCATTGAATCCTTTATTAACACCTCTTGATAATTCATTTCCAAATGCATCAACTTTATATCCTGTTTGAGGGATACCAGTTGCAACACCAAATACAATTGGGTCTTGCATAGCAGTATCTCTAAAATATCCAAAGACTGTTGAACCTTCTACTAGACCATGTTGCATTCCTATACCCGAAAGACCAGCAGAGGTTGTAGGAAGTAATACTTGAGCCCATGGTAAATCGGGTGTTGATAAGTTTAGTTTATTATCTGTATGGATTCCATGTATACGAACACGAACTCTTCCTATCTTTAGAGGGTCGTTTCTATCTTCTACGATTCCAAAAAAATGTTTCATTATACTTCTTCCGCAGGTTCTACTTCTTGTAATGGTTTTACGTCTGCAATCTTAGCTGCAAAACTTTCTTTAACACATTCTAAATACATTTCACCTTCTTTTGAGGGAATACTCATAGATATAGATAAATCAGTAATCAGATATCTCCCGTCATTTAATTTGTCTTCTTTATTTGTTGGTTCGGGTTGTGGTATTTCTAATTGAATTACATTACCTACTGTTAAATCTGTTCTCATAGGTATGGTCACAACAATTTTATTTTGTTGTAGTATTTCTAATAATGCAGTTCTTTCTAATCTTGCATTATCAACTGACTTATAACCTTGGAACACTTCGTCTGTATCTAGTGTAGTTTCATTATCAAATAAATGTGAACTTGTAAAGTCATATCTAACATTACTATCGTATGATTCATTTGGTGGAAAGTCAATATCTACTTCTGTCACAGCAGGTGATATCATAGGGTCGATTTGATTTTCAAGTGTTAATGACCTTTCCATTTCACCTGTTCTTATTAGTGGAAATCCTGATAAGTGTTTTCCACGATTCATAGTTTCTTCTAAATCATACACAAAATCAACTTCTTGTTTTCTGATTGGGTCATATGTTTTTTGCATAGAAGAATATGCACCCCTAGCTGTTCCTCTAAGTGTATCAAATTGTTGTGGTATGTAAAAGGATTTAATCATAGAGTTTAAACCACCCTTTGCATTCAAATCTAATTGTGAGGTTTCTTCTCCACTTCTTGGTCTATATGAAAAAGGAACTGGGAACTCACGTTTTAACATAGTGTCAATTGAACTGAATCTAAATCCACCATTAAGTGTTTGAAAGAAGAACATACCATTCTTCCATTCTGCTTTTTCACCAATGTTTGCTTCATTAACTACGTAATCAATAAACTTTGAAACAGTCCAGTTAGGACATATGAATTGTAGATTCTTTGGTTCTGTTTCTTCAAACCAATCAAACTCTTGTGGTTTGATATGTGCTTCTTCAATTAATGCAGATTGCAACATTTCTTCATATGAACCTCTGAACATTTTACTCAAACGTTTCTTCCTACAGAAGAACATTCTTGGGTCACAAAATCTAATTTGAAATAATTGAGAGGACTCTTTTGGTCTTTTGACATTTTCAACTTTATAGATTCTAAAGGTTTTATCGATTGTGAATTTCTTTTCGGGTTCTTGACCAATACCCTCTTTTTGTGCAACTGAAATACGAATGAATTCTTGACCAGTAAATTTATAGTTTCCTAATATGTTCAATCCATCTAAAACATTTACATGACCAGTTGTAAATTTATTATAGATTGATTCGAATAACTTAACCCCTATTGCAAGGTTTGTTATATCAACTGACTCATCTTCTTGGTTGACAATTGCAAGTGATTCAATACTAAACTCACCAGCTTTATAATTACCTTGTGACATTATTATGCACTCATTACTCTATTGAATTCTCTGACAACCTTTCTTATGTATTGTGGTTTAATGTATTTGATTTTTCTCTTCTCTTCATTTTTTTCCCACTCATTATCATATATTGTTTTCTCAAACATACCATTTACAAAAACATTTGATTTATGATTTCCGTTATAAAAATATGCAGTCCCGTCTAATTTTCTAATTGCATCTTTAATAGTTAGTGAGTGACCACTTACATCACCAGTGACTTGTTCACCACCTCTGAATTCTCCACCCTCTATACCTATTCTTGCAAAGTTGGGTTGCACTTCATTTACTACACCTTCAATTGTTTTACCGTCTCTTAAACATGAAACAGTTTCACCTAATAAAAACTTATTACTTGCACCTACGATATCTGTTTTGTTGTATGCAGTTAGATACTGACCCGAATAATATTTGTTGAGATAATTTTCAAACTCTGAATTGTCTTTCCACCATTCATAATAATTATTCCAGTTATTAACTAAGAAGAAAGTCCAATGTAAGTCTCCGTCACTATAAAGTTTTGAGGCAACCACATCAGGTCTATCCCCCTCCATTAATTCCAAGTATTCATAATCAATGATATCATTAACTGCAGATTGTTCTATCTTAGATTTCCTAAAGAAATCTTTAATGGTAATAATTTTACCACTATCTAATCTATATTGAATGTCGGGAAAGTTTTTAAATAGTTGTGTAGCCATTATAGTCCTCCTCTACCTCCAGTTTGTCTAGGTGGTCTTAATTGATTTTTTGGATTTCTAGTGACCGCTTTCTTTGTTGTTTTAGTTTTTTGCTTTCCAGTCCAACTTGTATATTGTTCTGTTTCATATGTATTATCATATGCTAGTGCAAGTGAATCGACACCACCACCAATATTTTTCTTCCTACCTGACTTAGATATTTGTTGATAAGTCTCTTGTGTAATAACTTTAACTTCGGTAAACTCTAGACCCAGTTCAGTTGATACTGGATAACCGTCTTCATAAAGTTTTGTTGAATGTGATACCGTGCAATCTGTTAAAACGGAAGGTAAGAAATCTTCAAATCTTAAATCAATAGAACCCTCATAATAGATATCAAATATGTTTGGATAGTTATAGTATCCTTCTGCAGCTCCGTCTGCTTCTGCATTTGCAAAAGTATCAGGCAACATTGCAGATTTAAATGACCAAATAATATCTTGAACTTGTCGTGCTTCGTCTGAACTTTTAGGATAGAACTCATAACTAAATGAATGACTTCTAAATTCTACACCTTTGAAGAACTGTTCTTCCATAGGATTCTTTGCTTTACCTTGAAGAAAGTTTTTAACACCACCCGTCACTGCATTTCCAGCACTATCTATCATTCCTTCAAATGCTTCTTCTAATCCACTACCAAATGCTTGGAGTCCATTACCACCACCGTCAAAGGTATCAATAATATTTCTCTTGTTTGCACTAATACCTTCTTGTTCATAGGTCACCTTTGTATCAAAAGATAAACTATCGGGAACATACAATGCAATAGAGACTTGTTCTTCTCCACTAAAAAGATTTCCAGCATTGTCATTACCAGGCTTTGTCTTTCTTGGTCTAGTTTCAAATACTATATACGAATCTAAATCTTCTCCAACTGGATATGTTAAATCTCTTATGTTTGCAACTGGTGATTTTTTTGCAACTGATTTTGCAAGGTTTGAAGCATTAAGATTACTTTGAAGTGTTGCACGTCTATCGTCTAATAACTTTTGTGCTTTTGCCTTTTCTGACTTCAGCATATCTTTTGCATATGAACCAGTATACTCTTTACCTTCAAATTTTGATTTGATTCCTTTAAAGGATTTGACTGCACTTGCAGCTTGGTTTACTTTGTTTAATAGTTTGTCTATACTTGGCATGTTTTTTGAACCTAAATACTAAAAATTATGATTACTAGTGTTATTTATGTCTAGAAAAAGTTATTCAGGCAAGTTTAAACCAAAGAACTACAAAAAATATAAGGGTGACCCTACAAAAATCTATTATAGGTCATTGTGGGAACGTAGATTTATGG